TCAAAAATCGGTCAAATTTCCAAATATATTTTTTATCGCCTGGTTATTCTTCTCTTTTAGTTTATCTAGCTGGTGGGCATATACTTTTAAAGTAATATTTAAATTCTCATGTCCTAGTAGTTGAGAGATAGAAATCAAGTCAATGCCTTTTAAAATAAGAAAGGAAGCATAGGTATGCCGAAGTGAGTGGTTACGGACGGGACGTCCAACAATCTGTTTGACTAATCTATTGCAAAGTGAGTTTGATGCACCATAGAGGACCCTATTGAGCTTATTATTCTTATAATAGTTTTGCTTATAATCTTTTAGTAATTGAATTGTCTGATCATCAATTGGTATCTGTCTTTTAGATTGCTCATTTTTTGTTTCTTTGAACTGATGAGTTTTTGAATAATCAAATGACTTATTGATGTCAATCAAACCTTTCTCAAAATCAATATCATCCCAAGTTATACCTGAAACTTCAGCAAAACGCAAACCAGTTACAGCAATCATATAAAGAGTGAAATAGGATACATATTGATATTTTTCCCTAGTAACTTTTATTAGTTTCAAATACTCATCTTCTTCTAGGAAGTCGAACTCTTTTGCCCTTGCCTCTTTTTGAGATTTTACAATTGCTCCTTCAGCAAAATTCGTCTTAATCAGTCCATCACGAACTGCGACATTAACAGCACCTTTTATTTGATAGTGGAATTTCTCAAGAGTCTCTTGGGCATATTTAGTAGCAAACTCATTAATTTTTTTCTGGTAAAAAGTATGTGTAACTTTGTTAAGTTTGATATCTCCAAAATAATTCTTTATATGTCGAAGGTTTTTTTCATAGGTTTCCCAAGTCTTATCTACGATATGAGGTCTTTTATATATTTCAGCCCATTCTTCACAAAATTCAAGAAGTGTTATATTTTCATTGTTGTTATCTTTGTTAATATTTGCTTCAGCTTTGACAGCTGCAGCAGAAGCTAGAGCTTTAGTTGCAAATCCACCTTTTGATTTTTCACGTTTGATCCCTTGGTTATCAGTGTAGTAAATACGATATGACCATTTGTTTCCACGCTTTCTATATTTTGCCATTTGATTTATACCTCATCTCTATGTTAAAATGGGCATAGTAAAAAGACCTACGAAAAGTAAGGTTTTTACTATTACCAACTTGACCTACACAGCGCCGGCAAGCAAACGTGTAGGTCATTTTTTATTTAAAAATAAACATCAATACTAAAAATATTACTCCACCAACAAACCAACTTATACGCTCTTTTGGCGTGTATTTATCATCTTCTTCGTTGTAAATGTTTATGACATTTACAGAAGTGTCACCTTCTTCAAATTCGTCATCAGAACTTTTCCTAGCCATGCTAGAGGCGTTATATAGACATCCTATTGCCATAAATAAAAATAACCATTTCATTTTTTTGATTCCCCTTGAATTAGACTTTGTCTATATTCAAATGCATCTGCATTTTCATTAAGTTCAATAGTTAGTTCTTTGTGATTACTGAGTATTTTTTTAATTTCATAGAATGGAACTTTAAAATATTCTTTTCTTCCATTAACTTTATTCACTTTATATTTTGATAATTGATTATGAAGTTCTGTTTCTAATGCGAATGCTTGTTCGCTAAAAATTAATGCATGGACATCAAATTGAAAAGGTACCGAAGCGCTACTCAATTCCCTAATTCTTTCCAGAGGCTCTAGTCTTCTAGTTACACCAATTTTATAAACATCTTCACCAAATGAACCCACATTTGAAATTACATAAACATAACCCGCTGTAGCGTGACCTTCTCTGTAATCAATGTCTTCTTCAATTTCATCAAGTTCAGAAAGTTTTTCTTCGTACTCTAGTAGCTGTTTCTTTAATTCATCAATTTTATCAGACGAAGCATTTTCAAGCATTTCTCTCACATTTAAAACCATTTGTGAAAAATGATCCCTATCCTTAGAGATTTGTTTTCTTTTCTTAGCTATTTCAGCCTGTAGTTTTTTATCTTCTTTTTCTTTTTCTCGTTGCTCTCTTAAAATTTCTTTTTCTTCTTGTTTTTTTAACTCATATTCAACAGAGATTTGTAGTTCTTCTTTCTTATAATAGAGATACTGTTCAGTTATTTCTATTAAATTTTTTGAGTACATTTTATTAAGTTGTTCATATGATCTTACTAATGCTTTTTTCTTGTTCTCAATGTTAGTAGGTGTAACTTTCACTAACAGGGAATCAGCTTCGCCATTAAAACCTCGAATAGCCGCTTTTATCATTTGTTTTTGGATTGCTTCACCTTTTTTAGCACTGTTATTGTAAGTTAAAGGTGAGATAATTCTCCCGGCATATCCCTGCTTAACTAGATTTTTTTCTTTCTCTCTTATCTCGTCTAGTTTTTCTTTATACTTTGTAGATTCAGAAAATTTATATTGTCTCTCAAAGAAACCAAATTCTTGCAGACCAATTTCATCATTTGCGAGAGAAATTTCTTTTTTTATTTTGTTTAGCTCTAATTTTTTATTTTCGATTTCTTGTGTTAATTTAGCTATTTTTTCGGAAAGGACCTCATCTTTTGGCTTTCCAATATTAAAGATACCCATTATATTTTCCCTCTATATTAAATTTTTAAATTCTTCTAAAATCATAGCTTCGTTTGCGATAGTTTTTAATCTATATATATCCATAAACCTTGCAACATTGAACTCAGATTTATCATCTAATACCTGCAAGTATTCAATTAGCAAGTTATGAATCATGTATCTATCCGCTTGTTGCTCGGCTTTTTCTCGATTTAATTTGTAAAATTCCTTTGTATGATCCTTATGACCATATTCATGATATATAACTTTTTGTTTCTCTATCTCATCTAAGTAAGCATCTAGGATAATTGTGTCCGTCGGCTTATTATAATAACCTTTACTGTCAGTCTCTCGACCGTCAAAATATAATACATTCATAGGTTAATCCTGTCTGTTTTTCATTCTAGTTTCTAAAAGTGATGCAATTAGTTCAATATCTTCGTCATTTAAAGAATGTCCATCAAAAGCCATTGATTCTTTAGCTAATTCTTTAAAATCAATAATATCATCAGAACTATCATCAGAAGATGCAATCTTTGGATTATCAGTTCTACCTAGTAAATAATCTATAGAAACATTAAAATAGTCAGCTATTTCTTGTAGGCGATCAGCCGATGGTTGGTTTCTTTTCAAACCGTATAGAGAATTTTTACCGAGACCTAGTTTTTCTTCTAAAACATTTAGTGATATTCCTTGCTTTTTACACAATTCTTTAACAATTTCAAATGTCGAAAACATTGTTTTATCAACCTTTCCAGAGGATGACAAAAAATATTTTAGTAAAAACGCAAATTTAACTTGACTATATTTTGCGTATAAGCTAAAATAGTTTTTGTAAGATAGTTAGTTAGTAAAAAACGAAGTTAAACATTTTACAAATCTTTTTAAAGTAGTTGGGGAACTGCACAATATAAAAGAGTTATAAACGTTATAACTGTGTTTTTCTTATGCCTTCATTTTAGTATATACGCTAAAAAAAGTCAACAAAAAACTAAAATATTTACTAACTTTCTTTCTTACAATTTTAAGAAAGGAGAAAAATATGCCAAATACTGATGGTGGTCGAAAGAAAATACTTGATTATTTAGAAGAAAATAATCTTACGATGACTACACTTGCTGTGCAGTACAGCATGCCTCGTCAAGATGTTACTAATATTCTAAATGGCAAGCTTAAAAATTCTCAAGCTAACAAATTTATCGCACGAGTGATCGAAGATTTCAAAATTCGATAAGAAATGAGTTGACAAGAATGATATTGTTAAACACAAAAAATCCACTGCGGACACAGCGGATTCGTTAAAACATAAAACTAAGGAGATTATAACATGGATGAAGCTTTGAAGCAAATGTTAGATCAATTTGAAGCCGGTCTAAGACAGAGAGCCTTTCAGGTTATTAGAGAAGTATCCAACGATAAAACAATCTATCCAGCGGAATTGACTAAAAAAGAAATTAGCCAGATGTTCGGTGTAGACCCTAAGACTTTTGACATGAGGTTCAATAGTCATGAAGATTTTCCTCGAGTGGAAATCAAAGGTGGACGGATTAAGTTTCCAAGGGATGCATCGCTTGACTGGTACAACAAGAACTGGATGAGAACAGGGGTATAAAAATGATCAAACTACTAAAAAAACTAATCTTCGCAAAGGAAGAACCTGAAGTGGAAGTTATCACTTACACAATCATTAAGCCAAAAGGCTACCGTCACATAATGGTTGATGAACGCGACAAACGCTTTGATGAACTTCGGAAACAAGTGGGTGGCTACTAATGACATTTACTATCGGAGACCGAATTAGAAAGCTGAGACGTGACAGAGGCTTGACTGTCAGAGATGTTGCCGAAGGCATAGGCATTGACGCAAGTAGGATCTCTATTTGGGAAAATAGCAAGGCTGAGCCTAGCAAGATGTCTTTAGAAAAGCTTTCGGAATTTTATGAAGTTAACTTAATGACTGACCCTTTTGTCCATATTGAAAAAAGCAAGCTTAATAGACTCCTAGCTATAGAGAAATTACTTAAAACTATTTTTCCTTATTTAGTCAGTGAGTATAAGGAAGATTATGAAAAAGACAACGCAACTAAAGCAAGGTTCTTGGATATTGTCCTTAGCGAGGGTTACCTATTGCCTGGAATGATTGAGAAGTGCTTGTCTCTCATGGATGAAGATGATGCGGAAATAATGGAGGAGCTATTGAAATGACAGCTGATGAAGAAAAACTTAAATACATTGACGACTTAGAAATCATTGGCATTGGCGAGTCTATTCACCTTTTTATTGATGGCTTGAACTGCTTAGTGCGAAGGGTCGACTTAGGCCATTTATGTGGATATGTGGAGCTGCCTATTGATTATACAGGCGACTATGAAAGCATTGAGTGCCACGGATGTATTACCTACTATGGAAGAGATGACGAGATTTTTCCGACTAATGGCTTTTATATTGGTTTTGATACAGCTCATTATACTGACTGGAATCCTTGGATGACCTTTACCAGTGTGGAAACATACAAAGATTTTGGGTTTGTTGTTACAGAGCTTGTAAAAATTGCTAAACAAGTGAAAGCGGGTATATCATGACAATCTACTATAGAGAGTATCAGTGTGGCGATTGTGATCGTGAATTCAGTGAAACTTCTGAACATCCATTACTTAGTTGCCCTCGCTGTGACTCAGAAAATTTTACAGTGACCTTTAAAAATAAAGCCTATGAATAAAGACAGACTTGGAAAGCTATTAGGAGCTGAGATAGCTAGGCTCCTTAATATTGTTGAGAAACTTGAAGCTGAAAATAGAGATTTGAGGAGGAAACTTTGGAAGAAAAATACTTAGAATATGCCCTGGAACATTTAGAACGGGAGCTAGATATTATCGACAATCCTTACGTATATGAATATGACGAAGATAAGGATATGGAAGTTCGTAAAGATAATCCCTATTATGTTGATGGGGTTCACGATAGTCCTTATTATCGCTCAGAAATCGCGAAAGATTTGCACGACATCAAGCAGATGTTGGGGGGATAGCTATGGAAAATAGACTTAGGGTCATCATGGCTGAGAGGAACATTTCAGGAACTGAGATTTATGAGGCTACTGGTATTGCTAGGTCTACAATCTCAAATATAAAAAGAAATAGGACATCAAAAATTGATCTAGATGTCTTTGAAAAGATACTTGATTATTTGGAGATAACTCCAAACGAATTTTTTGGAAGGGGTGATGCTATTGATTGCAGCAAAAAAGACGGCTTAGGACACCGTCTCAACTAAATATTATTCAAATACAGTATATCACAGAAAGAGAGAAAAACAATGTTTAAAGTAACTTTTGAGGCAAAAACGCTGCATGATTTGGACTACATGATAGATGAATTCATGCATAGATTCAATAAAGGCCAAGGCTCCGCGGTTAATATAGTGGAAAAATCTCCTAAAAAAGAGGAACAAGTAGAAGAAAAGCCGATTGAACAAATAGAAGTTTCTGAGGTAAAAGACTTCACGTTAACCATGAATGACATCAAGCGCTTAACTAAAGCTAAGCTTGAAGAAGGTAAATCGGCTCAGGTTAAAGAACTTCTTGCGGATTTTGAGGTTGGCAAAGTAAGTCAACTTGTAGAAGACCAATTCATCAGTTTCAGTGAACGCTTGGAGGAATTGTAATGCCAGTAGAAAATCACGCTTTGCTATCAGCGTCAAGCGCGCACAGATGGCTCTACTGCCCAATGCTTCCAAGGCTAGAAGCAGAATTCCCAAGTCGTGACACAGTCTACACTCAAGAAGGAACTTCAGCGCATGAGTTGTCTGAAATCAAACTTATGTGGAAATCAGGAAAAATCAACAAGCGCAAATTTAATCAGTTAGTTAAAGCATTTAAAGAAAATACTGATTACTACAATGAGGAAATGGAAGAAATGACAGAGCTCTACACAGACATTGTTATGGAACATTTCAACTCTTATGAAGAGGCAGATATTGAGCTTGAGAAGCGTGTTGATTTTAGCGACTGGGTGCCAGGCGGATTTGGGACATCGGATGTTGTCATTTTATCTGATGGAGTCATTGAGATTATCGATTTGAAGTATGGAAAAGGTATGCCAGTTTCGGCCAACCAAAATCCACAAATGGGCTTATATGCACTTGGCGCTTATGCTGCTTATGATATGGTCTATGACTTCGACAAGATTAAGATGACAATTATTCAACCAAGGCTTGACTCAGTAAGTTCCGTTGAGATTTATGTAGAGGAGCTTCTCTACTGGGCCAACAACGTTGTTCTTCCAATGGCAGCCCAAGCAGATGCCGGAATTGGTGAATGGGACTTGAGTGCTAAGGTGCTTCAATGGTCACCCGTTGCAGCTAAATTAGTTCCAAGAGCTCTACAGAATTGGGAAATTATTGATCGTTACGACTATCAAGAACCAATCTACTTATCTGATGAAGCCATCAAAGACATCTTAGACCATGCGACTGAAATCAAAAAATGGGTTGAAGCTATTGAAGCTTATGCCCTCACTCAAGCCATGCAGGGACATGAAATTCCTGGCTATAAAGTTGTTGAGGGTAGAAGCAACCGCATCATCACTAACAAAGAAAAAGCAGCTGAAATATTACAAGATGCTGGCTTTGAAGACATTTATAAACCGCAAGAATTACTTGCGATGGGAGCACTTGAGAAGCTTGTCGGTAAGACAACATTCGCAGAGCTCTTAGAAAACTACATTGATAAACCGCAAGGAAAACCGGTACTTGTCCCTGAAAAAGACAAGCGCCCTGCAATTAACAGCTTAGAACAAGCAATTAAAGATTTTGAATAAAGAGGAGAAATTAATTATGACAACAACACCTAACACTACAAAAGTAATCACTGGAAAAGTACGTTTAAGCTACGTAGCTTTATTGGAACCAAAAGCATTTGAAGGTCAAGAAGCTAAATATTCAACAGTTATCTTAATTCCAAAAACTGATACCGTGACTATTAATAAAATTAAAGACGCGCAAAAGGTTGCTTATGAAAATGCCAAAAACGACAAACTAAAAGGCGTTAAGTGGGAGCGCGTGAAGACAACTCTGCGAGACGGTGATGAAGAGATGGACACCGAAGAGCACCCAGAATATGCAGGTCACATGTTCATGTCAATCTCAAGCCGAACTAAACCGCAGATCATTGACAAGTATAAAAACCCAGTTGACTCAGCAGACGAAGTCTATTCTGGGGTATATGCTCGCGTCTCATTAAATGCTTATGCTTACAACACCGCAGGCAACAAAGGAATTTCATGCGGACTTAACAATGTTCAAATCCTTGCAAAAGGTGACTATCTTGGAGGTAAGACTTCCGCAGACGCAGACTTCGACGAGTGGGACGAAGAAGAAGAAGACGACGACGATATTTTATAAGAGAGGGCCTCATCGAGGCTCCTCATTTTTAAAGGAGATATATGAGACATCTAAATATTGATATTGAGACCTATTCGTCAAATGATATTAAAAATGGCGTCTATAAGTATGCAGACGCGGAAGATTTTGAGATTTTACTTTTTGCCTATTCTGTTGATGGCGGAGAAGTTGAATGCCTTGACCTGACTAAACAAGACTTGCCCAACGACATCAGGGACATGTTATTTGACAAAGAGGTCAGAAAGCACGCTTTCAACGCACAATTTGAGAGGGTCTGTCTCAGTCGCTACTTAGGAGTTCCAACTTACTTAGACCCTAGTCAATGGCAGTGCACAATGGTACTAGCCCAAGAACTTGGCTTGCCATCAAGCTTGGAGAGATGCGCTAATTACCTCAACCTTGCGCAAGAAAAAGATGCGGCAGGTAAGAACCTAATCAAATACTTCTCTATCCCATGTAAGCCAACAAAGGTCAACGGGGGCAGAACGCGAAACCTACCTGAACACGATCCTGAAAAATGGCAAATGTTCATCGACTACTGCGTACAAGATGTCGTGGTTGAGATGGCCATAGCTGAAAAACTTGAAGCAATTCCAGTCAATGAGAGAGAGTGGGATTACTATGCTTGCGATCAGCGGATAAATGACAGAGGCGTTGAGCTTGATACTGAGTTAGTAGAGTCAGCACTCTACTGCAAAGACTTAAAAATGGAAAGCTTGTCTAAAGAGCTTAAAGACATCACAGGTCTTGACAACCCAAACAGTAGAGCCCAACTGCTCCCATGGCTAAAAGAAAAAGGCTACTCAGCTAGCGCGCTAACTAAGTCAGATGTTGAGAATGAGATTAAGTCGGCAAGTGGAGAACTCAAACGAGTTCTTGAGTTAAAACTTCAAACGGCCATGTCAAGCCTAAAAAAATACGAGGCTATGGAGAGAGCAATGTGCTCTGATAAAAGAGTTCACGGTCTGCTTCAATTCTATGGGGCGAGTCGAACAGGGCGTTGGGCCGGTCGAGTGGTTCAGGTTCAGAACTTGGCCAGAAATTATCTTAGTGATCTTGATGATGCACGAAATTTTGTCAAAAAGCGTGACATAGATGCAGTTGAAATCTTATACGACAGTTTAAACGACACACTTAAGCAGCTAATCAGAACAGCACTTATTGCTAAAGATGGCGCAGACTTCTATGTGTCTGACTTCTCCGCCATTGAAGCTCGCGTCATTGCGTGGTTTGCAGGCGAGAAATGGCGCTTAGAAGTATTCGCAACGCACGGAAAAATCTATGAAGCATCTGCCAGTCAGATGTTCGGAATTCCGATTGAAGAAGTCGATAAAGGACTTCGACAAAAAGGAAAAATCGCAGAGCTAGCGCTTGGCTATCAAGGAGGGCCTGGTGCGCTTAAACAAATGGGCGCTCTAAACATGGGACTTGAAGAGGGAGAGCTTCAAGGTCTTGTTGATGACTGGCGCAGAGCCAATCCAAACATTGTGCAATTTTGGAGGGATGTCCAAAGAGCAGCAACAAAGGCCCTCAAAACGAGAATGCCAATAAAACTAGGTAAACTAACCTTTAATTATCGAAAAGGCTTCTTGCTGATCAAGTTGCCAAGCGGTCGCAATTTAGCTTATGCAAGAGCCAAGGTAGAGTCTGGAGACTATGGAGACAAGATAAGCTATGAGGGTCAAGGAGACAAAGCTTATTTTACCAAGCAAGAAACCTACGGTGGGAAGCTTGTCGAGAACATCGTTCAAGCAACTGCAAGAGACATCTTAGCCGAGGCTCTTCTCAGGATTGAAGACGCTGGGCATGATGTCGTCTTCCACGTTCACGATGAGGCCATTATTGAGGGCGCAGGCATGACAATTGAAGAAGTTAACAACCTAATGGCTCAAGCGCCTGACTGGGCGGAGGGTCTACCACTAAATAGCGAGGGCTACGTAACAAAATATTATATGAAAGATTAAAAAAGACATGAAGCAATTAAGAGAACAAGAAATGATAAGAGTTAAGCACTCACCTCAAAAAGAGCTTCACATTTCAACGGCTAACTCAAGAACTTCAAAAACTTGGAAAAACATCACGTTAACTTGGCAAGAACTGGTTGAGAGATTACAAAAACCAACAGTCACCCAAGAGACATTCGCTGAGTACAGTAAGATGTCAAGAGCTGAAAAAGGTCAGGTTAAGGATGTTGGAGGCTTTGTCGGGGGCTGGCTAAAGCAAGGTAAGCGTAAAAATGAGAACGTTCAGAGTCGTTCTCTTGTTGCGCTTGACGCTGACAGTCCAAGTGACGATTTCTTGGATAAGCTAGAGATTTTAGCGGACTACGCTTACGCACTGTATAGCACTCACAGTCATTCTAAAAAAGCAGCTAAATACAGAATTATCATTCCAACCGACAGATTGATGATGCCGGATGAGTACGAACCAGTGGCTCGTTACTTGGCTAATCAACTTGGCATGTCAAACTTTGATGACACAACCTATCAAGCGTCAAGGATGATGTTCTGGTCAAGTCACGCAAGTGATGCTGACTATGAGTTTATTTTAAATGATGACAAACTCTTAAGTGTTGATAGCGTGCTTGATACTTATCCAGATTGGAAAGACTCAAGTTTTTGGCCAGAAAGTGAAACTCACACAGTTAGACGACAGCATGAAGCTAAAAAACAGGGTGACCCACTAAGTAAAAAAGGTTTAATTGGGGCGTTCTGTCGGACCTACGACATCAGACAGGCCATTGCAACGTTCCTAGAGGGCGTTTATGTAGAAGGTACAACAGATGACCGCTATACCTACGTTGAGGGTTCAACGGCAAATGGATTAGTCATCTATGATGATGTCTTTGCTTACAGCCACCATGGAACGGACCCGGTTGGCGACACTCTGGTTAATGCTTACGACTTAGTCCGCATCCACAAATTTGGTGATTTAGACAGCGATGCTAAAGATGGACTAGCAACAAGCAAGCTACCATCAAGTAAAGCAATGAATGAGTATGTCGCAGATCTGCCAGAAATCAGAGACCACTTATTAAATGAGGCTATCGGAGATTTTGATGAAGAGTTGCCAGTTGAAGATGATAGAAGCTGGCTAGAGATTGATAGTAAAGGCGAGCCTGAAGTCAACAGCTATATGCTTGCGACTCAGATTTTAAAAGAAGTACCAGTCTACTGGGACGGCTTTGAGTTCTTAAGATACGATGCTGAAAAGGGCATCTGGCTGCCAAACGCTGAAGAATTTATTAGAAGCTACATCTCGACCAAGAAACTTGGAAAAATCACTAAGATTAGACACATCAATGAAACGATTGTAGCGATAAGGGCCCAAGCATTTTCAAGTGAAGTGTTCACAGAAAGCGACATCAATAAAATAGTTCTTGCGAACGGCGTCTACGACATTAAGACTAATTCTTTCTCAGGTAAGTTTGACCCAGAGTTACACGCAAGGTCAAGCCATCCAATTAAGTATGATCCTGCTGCAACATGCGAAACCTTTGAGGGTTTTCTCAAGACAACTGTCGGGCCAGAGAACGTTGACTTCATTTATGAATGGTTCGGCTACAACTTTTATCGCGAGTACACAATCCAAAAGATGCTTTTTATCTTCGGTAGCGGTGGAACTGGTAAGTCTACTATTATCAACGTGCTTAGAGAGATGATAGGTTCTGACAATTATTCTGCGGTGACATTGCAGTATCTCATGCAGGAACGCTTTGCCAAAATTGGCTTATATCGTAAGACGGCCAACTTTGATACGGATGCAAAACCTCAATATTTAGCAGACGGGGCAACACTTAAGATGTTGACTGGTGAAGATACTATTCACGCTGACCGCAAGAACAAAGAGCCGATTAATTTCTACAACTATGCTAAGTTGTCATTTGCAATGAATGAGCTTCCACCAATGCGAGATTTCAGCGGAGGTCTCAAGCGTCGGATGATGATCCTCGAGATGAACAAGGTTTTAACTCAAGAAGTTAAAGACGAGTTTCCACTTGATACCATCATGAGTGAATTACCAGGGATCTTTAACAAAGCAATGGTTGGGCTTAGAAAGGCCCTAGCTAAGAAAGATTTTAGTGTAAGTAAGAGCATGAGAGACAGCGTTGAAAAGTGGGAAAAAGGCAATGATGTTGTTGCATTATTCTTGGAAGATGAGTGCGAAATGGGAGAAGATTTCAAAGTGCCCGTTTCAGATGTATATCCTGCCTATAAGAATTATTGTATGGACTCGGGTTACAAACCACTAGCCAGAAATTCATTTGTCCAACGACTAAATGAGATGAATTATGAAAATAAGAATTCAAAAATTGCTGGAAAAACGGTCCGTGTTTGGGTCGGATTTAGGCTAAAATCTGAGTTTTTATAGGTTACATTTTTTAAGACGAAATGCAGCAAGAGGATTTTTGGTTACGTAGTTACGTGAAAATTAAACTCAAAAAACTTTTTAAAAGTTGAAAAAAAACGTAACTACGTAACTTTTCTGAAAATCCATATCTGTCATAGTCGATTTACGTAACTGACATAACTTTTATGTAACCTCAAGAATGCAGTCATATCAAGGCTTTAGACCTTAAGGTTACGTAGTTACGTTTTTTCTTTATTAAACTTAATAATAAATAAAAAAGAAGTATATATAAGAAAAAGGGTTATATAAAACACTTTTATAAAAAAGAAATAATAAGTTGAAAAAAAACGTAACCCTGACCAAAGCTGACCAAGGAGAGAGATGTGAGGACTGAAAAGGACATTGAAAATTATTTGAAAAGAAAAACTAAAGGCCTTTGTTTTAAATTTACGAGTCCAGGGACGATAGGAGTTCCTGACAGAATAATTGTGATGAAGACCGGCATATTTTTTGTCGAGGTAAAAGCGCCGGGAAAAAAACCAAGACCAAGCCAAATCTTGATGCACAAAAAAATAAAAGCGGCAGGGCAACCAGTTTGGGTTGTTGACTCTTACGAGTCAGTGGATAAAGCCTTAGCAGAAATGGAGAATTGGGATGAAGCTACATGATTATCAAGAGTATGCCAAAACGTGGATTGTAGAACATTCTTATTGTGGACTTCTTCTTGACATGGGCCTTGGTAAAACTTTAACGACTTTAGCAGCTATTGACGAAATCGAGAACATCTTTTGTGAGGGAAATAAAATCCTGATCATTGCACCAAAAAAGGTGGCTGAAGAAACATGGTCTACTGAGATTGAGAAGTGGCATTTTGATTTTACATATTCTAAAGTTTTAGGCTCTGAGAAAAAAAGAATTGAAGCTTTAGAAAAAGAGGCTGATATCTACATCATCAACCGCGAAAATGTCGTCTGGCTTGCAGAGTATTATCAAACAAAGTGGCCTTTTACATTTGTTGTTATTGATGAGTTGTCCAGTTTTAAGTCAAGTAAGGCTAAACGATTTAGGGCCTTACGAAAAATCAGGCCAAAAATAAAAAGGCTGGTCGGTCTAACAGGAACCCCGGCACCAAATAGCTTGATTGACCTTTGGCCCCAAATCTATTTGATGGATAGGGGAGAGAGACTAGAGACAAGTCAGACAAAATTTAAAGACCGTTATTTTAAACCAGATAAGAAAAATGGGCCAATCGTGTATAGCTGGACCCTTAGGGAAAATGCTGAAGAAGAAATCTATCAAAAAATTGATGACATCTGCATCAGTATGAAAGCAAAAGATTATCTCAATTTACCGCAACGAACTGACAACATTGTGACAGTTAGCTTGTCTAACATGAGAGCGTATAAGCAGCTTGAGAGAGACTTGGTTCTTGAGTTTAAGGATCAGGAAATTACAGCTTCAAATTCTGCAGTTCTGGCCAATAAACTTTTACAAATGGCAAACGGCGCTATCTATGATGATGAGAAAAAAGCCATCAACATTCATGATGATAAGCTTGATGCCCTTGAGAACATTGTCGAGGAAAGCCAAGGCCAGCCTATCTTAGTTTTTTACCAGTACCAGCACGATCTGGAAAGACTTAAGAAACGATTTCCGCAAGCTGAAGAATTAACGACTGTTGACAAGTGGAATTCTGGAAAAATCCCAATGCTGCTTTGTCACCCACAATCAGCCGGCCATGGCCTTAATCTTCAAAAAGGCGGTCACATCATTGTCTGGTTTGGATTGACTTGGAGTCTTGAGTATTATCAACAAGCAAATGCCAGGCTTGATAGGCAGGGCCAGACAGAGCCGGTCATTATTCACCATCTTGTTGCTAAGGACACGGTAGACGAGAGGGTCTTAAGGATTTTACAAGGCAAAGAAAAAAATCAAAATGCACTGCTTGAAGCAGTTAAGGCACAATTGATAGGAGATTAATTTATGGATGATGTCATTAAAAAACCAAGCCACTATCAGGGTAAAAACGGACTAGAGGCTGTTGATGTTATCAAGAACTTTGGAGCTAGTCCAGATTATGAAGAAGGTTTTTATTGGGGAAATGCTATTAAGTATATGCTGCGATTCCATAAGAAAAATGGTGTTGAGGACCTAAAAAAAGCCCGTCAGAATCTTGATTGGCTGATTGAGAGTATGCATGACAGCTCAGAATTGGGCCTTTTAAAAAATGACAGGTGGGGCAAGTATGTTGAGCGTTTTGGCGACGGTGGGACAATAATATTAGTTGAAGATCCAGAGTTAGCTTTTCGTCTTACCAGAGCCGAAGCTAAAAAATACCCAGATCACACTTGGGTTAGTTTGAAAGAGGTAAACGCATGAATTACACAGTAACAGTTTATAAAAATAAAGTTGCGATTGAAACGCGCTGGGCGTCATCACATCTAGATGCAAGGATTTTTAGATTAGAATTGCAAAAGAAGTATGATGGCCAGCGAGTGAAAATAGAAATCGAGGAAGTGGAATGATACCAAAATTTAGAGGAAAGTCAATCGATAAAACGAATAAAGGCAAGTGGGTTTATGGCAACTTGATAGTTGACGGAAATAACGCACTTATCGTTAACGGAATTGTCGAATGTGAAGAAGATTATGTTGCGCTTGGAGATTGGTGCCCTGTTGACTTAAAGACTGTTGGGCAATCAATAGTTCTGTTTGATAAAAACGGTGTGGAGATTTTTGAGGGGGATGTGGTAAATGCTTTTGATTATGACTCTGATGAGGGTAAGGTATATAAAACTACTGATTTAACAGGCGTTATAACGTATCACAAAAATGCATTTTGTATTCAAAGCGGAAAAATTTTAATAGATTTGTGGGTACACGCCGAAGAAATCGAAATCATCGGAAACATATACCAAAACAGTGACTTACTAGAAAGCGTGGAAGAATGACTAAATATATGATTATAAATACGCAAGAAGGATTTTGCGACGGAATTGAATTTACTTGTAAAAATAATGAAGACCCTGAGTCAGTAGCAATTGGCGTGCTTGAAAGTTATGGATATAGCGAGTTCTGTGATGAGAATGGCTATTATAGTTATAATTTTGATTTACGGGAGTTGTAAGAATGATTAAAACAAAAATTTTTAGAACGGACTTCGACTTTATTAGTGGAGAATCAGCAGACGAGAAGTGCAATAAATTTATCGAAGAAAATAAAAGTATTGTGCCAATAGATTTTAGATTTTCTAATTCTGTAAGTAAGAATTCCTTAATCCCTACAATTTGTGAATCGATTTTATTAATTTATAAAGAGGTGGAAGAATGAATTTTTCAAACGAAAACGTGTATGAAGCGATAATTGAAATAAAAGATAGACATATCGAAAAGCTAGAGAATTGGGTGCTTGTTTTAATTTTCATTGCTAGCATTTCAATCGGTTCATTGGTTGCAGTCAACGACCATTACAAACCACAACTCACTGAACTAAAATCCGAACTCAAAACCAAAAATAAGCAAATCGACGGTCTGCACAACCAACTCACCCGCACGCAGTATCAACTTAAAAAAGCGAGAGAGCAGAATGTAGAGCAGACTGCGAGAATTTCGGAACTTACTGGAAATGGAGGATAGGGGATGAACGAATATAGAAGATTACATATCCTAAAACATGCACTTGAACACTACATTGAACGTGACGGTGCAAGCGAAAAAGACATAAACCAAGAAAAACGAGTTTTAGCTGATGTTGTAGATGACATCGAAAGATTTAAAGAACGTATTAACTCAGGTTGTGGGGGTGGTTGCTGATGAACGAATTTGAAGAACACCTTTATTACATTTTGAAGAAGAAAGAGAAAGAGGTAGCAAATGAAGATTGAAGAATTAAAACAGGGTCAGACAGTCTATGTTAAAGGCATCATAACCGATATTGAAGAAGATGAAATACTTGATTTAGAAATTCATACATCTGAGAATAATTTTTGTGTAAATAGTAGTGATGTGTATGTAAGCGTAGACCAACCAAAACCAGTAGTGCCACAAGTTGCAATTGATTACTATAACGAATACAAAAATGTATTATCAAGTTTTGATGAATGGTTCTGCGGTTTTTATGATGATAAATTTGATGAAGAATTTGAAAAAGCAGAAGAATTGCGAATATGGTTATATGACAACGACAATAAAATAAATTTACAACACGAGCTTGCATTAGCTACGTTAATTGTAAATGGTCCTGATGCTGTCACAGTCGAAAAAGAGAAACTTTATACGGTTGAGATTCCAACAAATAGTGAGGCTAAACTTGCTTTAGTAAGAAGAGAAGATAAAAAAATAGTAATAACAATAGTTGGAGAAGGAGAAAGATGGCGTGATGATCCAGATATGCAACTCACAGAACAAGAAATCCGCAAAGATTTTGATTGGGCGTGGCAGTGGAAGAAAGAGGTGACGGAATGATTTATGATTTAGTATTAAAAACAAAACGATTTTTCAAAATGTTATTTTGCAAACATCAGTATGAATATGTTGTTATTAAAGGATTATTAGGACCAACAGGCCATTATTACAAATGTTCTAAATGTGGTAGAGAAAGGGATGAGATGCCATGAAACTAAGATTAAAATTATTGAAAGAAACGCATAATCTTAATCTGAAAGAATTTGCTAAAGCAATAAAACTTAAAGAAAGCACAACAGCGAATTATTTGTCTGGTGCAACAATGCCACCGCTTGATAAAGTTGAACAAATTGCTAAGATTTTTAATGTTAATCCAGCGTGGCTTGTCGGTTGGGACAGTTCGACGTACGTAGTTGAAAAAGAAAAGATTGTAACTGTTGTTGATAAAAATGCCAGAATTCCAACAGACTGGAAGAACGATGAGTGCGGTAAGTTGATTAGATGGACGAAGAGAGGTAAGCCGGTTGAATAAGTTATCTAATTCGCAGTTAAAAGCGTTTGACGAGTGGCTCTTCGACTACCGAGTTATTGAGAGAAAGATTGCTATTAGAAAATTAGAGCTCCAAACCTCAGTAAATGATGATTCTAATATTGGTGGTGGTAAACCTAATATTGTATCAAAGCCTACAGAAAACATTATAGCTAAATGGTCAGGTGATGGACAGATTGCTAGCTATGAAAACTTCAGAGATAGAGTACTAGAGGTAAGATCACAACTTGATGATGAACTTAACACTATTTTTGATTTGAGGTGGGGAGTAGGTTCTAAAAATACGTGGCAGGAAATAGCTGCTAAAATGAACATCTCAAAAACCGGTATTTATAGAAAAAGAGAATATATATTAACGCTTTTTGGAAAACAAATTGGTAAATTGTAAAAGTTGGGACAAAAAAGGCTATTATTCCCACTAAAATCATGATAAATTGATAGTGTGAAATATTTAGGAAATCGATTTAACTACCATTTTGTTGAGACTCCATTCATTTTTCTCCTAATATTTCAGACTCCCTGATTTTTATCGGGAAAGCTCTTATACATGTTGTGTGAGGGCTTTTTATTTTATCACGAAGGAGGTGATGGAAAATTGAGTAAATTAACACTAAAACAAAAGCGTTTTGCAGATGAGTACATCATCTCTGGAAATATTGAACAATCCGCTATAAGTGCTGGTTATAGCAAAAACTATGCCAGGGCGCAAGCTCATAAATTGTTGGCAAATGTTGGCATAAAAAACTATATTGATGAACGTCTAAAAATATTAGATTCTGAAAAAATCGCAGATCAAAAAGAAATACTTGAGTTCTTAACCTCAGCAATGCGTGGTGAAGTTACAGAGCCTATCTTGAGAAACTCAGGAGACTTTGAGCAAGTTATTGTTGATGTTAAACCAAACGTAGCGACTCGTAAAGCAGCAGCCGAATTGCTCGGTAAACGTTATAAGATGTGGACCGATAAAGTTGAGGCTGATGTTAATACCAACATTGAAATTAGGGTAGGTGAGTGGGACGATGACTAAAACACGCCCTAAAATCAATATTATCATTGATCATCCTAGCAGAGTCTTTAATCGTCACATCTTTGACAATCTATACAACTACGATAACTTCACTGAGGTGCATTACGGCGGGGCATCATCAGGTAAGTCTCATGGGGTCTTTCAAAAAGTAATCTTAAAAGCACTCAATCCGAAATTCAAACATCCAAGAAAGATATTAGTCCTTCGTAAGGTTGGCGCAACTGTTAGAGATTCAGTTTTTGCTGATATCATGTCTAGCTTGTCGTATTTCGGTATTTTAGACAAGTGTAAGATAAATATGTCGGCCTTTAGGATAACACTCCCAAACGGCTCTGAATTCATTTTCAAGGGCATGGATAATCCAGAGAAGATTAAGTCAATTAAGGGCATATCTGATGTGGTTATGGAAGAGGCTAGTGAGTTTACTCTTGATGATTATACACAGCTGACTTTGCGTTTGAGGGATAAGAAACATTTAGAGAAACAAATCTACTTGATGTTTAACCCAGTTTCTAAAGCTAATTGGGTTTATAATGCTTTTTTCGTTAAAAATCCAAAGAATACTGTTGTCTATCAAACAACTTACAAAGACAACCGATTTCTCGATGAAGTGACCAAAGAGAATATCGAGGAGTTAGCAAACAGAAATGAGGCTTATTACAAGATATATGCGCTTGGTGAATTTGCTACACTTGATAAGCTAATCTTTCCTAAATACGAAAAGAGAATACTAAATAAGGACAAGTTATCACACTTGCCTTCTTTTTTTGGTCTGGACTTTGGATTTGCAAACGACCCTACTGCATTTATGCATGTTAAGGTTGATGTTCCAAATCGCAAGTTATATATACTTGAGGAGTATGTCAAGAAAGGATTGCTTAACAATCAAATCGCAGAGGTTATCAAAAGCCTTGGTTACTCAAAAGAGATTATCAATGCAGATAGTGCAGAGCAAAAATCAGTTGCTGAACTGATTATGTCAGGAATTGAAAGAGCAGTTGCAGTACAGAAAGGACCAGGAACAATCATGCAAGGCATTCAATATTTGCAACAATTTGACATCATAGTTGATGAGCGCTGCGTTAAGACTATTGAAGAATTAGAAAATTACACTTGGCAAAAAGATAAACGAACTAATGAGTATATCAACAAGCCAAGTGATACCTATAATCACTGCATCGACGCTATTAGGTATGCATTGCAGAATTTGATTTATGCAAAAGAACCACAAGACATCGGACAAAAGATATCCACAGCCAAACGGCTTTTCAGGAGGTAAGAAGTGTTAAAAGTAAATGAATTTGAGCGTGGCATCGATACACCGTCGACTGCTCGTAGGGACAACCTAATTTTTGATGAGAGGGCTAATGAACATTTTGTTTATCATGACATCAAAGAACTGTTAACAACTGCAAAGGGTAAGAAAGACTTCAGGAATATGCTTGATGTCTTTTTTAAATATCAAAAACCAAGATTAAAGGTATTGGATGCTTATTCAAAAGGCGACAATGTAACTATTTTGTCAGGAGCTAGACGGATTGAACAAGACAAGGCTGACAATCGCATGCGACACAATATTGGCGGTTATATTTCAGACTTTGTGACTTCATACGTGATCAGTAAGCCGGTTTCCATTTCTTGCGAAGATGAAGACCAGTTGAAAGTTATCAATGAAGTCATAAATTGGGAAAACGATACAGCTACACTTGATTATGAACTTGGCTATGATACATCACGCTATGGCCGAGCATTTGAGTTTCATTATCGTGATAAGAATAACATTGACAGAATTGTCCTCATCGACCCTAAAGAAATGTTTGTTATTCGCGATGTGACAACAGATAAGTCAATCATTGCAGCAGTGCATGTACCAATTTATAATGACATGGTCAACATGACAATCTATACAGCTGATAGTGTGCTTTCATATAAGCCATTTGGAATTAATAACATCAGACTTTCAGAACTTCCAAGCAAAAAGCACAGTTACCAAGATGTGCCAGTTGTTGAATGGTGGAATAATCGCTTTAGAATGGGTGATTTTGAGGCTGAGCTTTCACTCATTGACGCTTATGACTCAGCTCAATCAGACACTGCTAACTACATGACTGACTTGAACGACGCTTTGTTATTTATCAGTGGTGATTTAAAAAATACCGGTCTTAACGATCCAAAAGCAGTTGCCATGATGAAAGAAGCTAACTTCTTACTTGCTGAGTCAGGAATGACAGTAGATGGTAAGCAAACGAACGTTGATGCTAAATTCTTGTATAAGCAATATGATGTTGCAGGTACAGAAGCTTATAAGGATAGAATACTTAATGATATCCACTTGTTGTCCAAAGTGCCTAATATTAACAACATGAACTTTAATTCAACATCTAGTGGTATTGCTTTGCTTTACAAAATGATTGGCTTAGAACAGTCTAGAATGTTTAAAGTGTCATTTTATACAAAGGCATTGCGCAGACGCTATGAGTTAATCAGCAATATCCACAATGCTATCAATGCTCCTAAGATTGAAGCAGATAAGTTAACGTTCACTTTCCACGCCAATATTCCTCAAGATATTTGGTCAGAGATTAAAGCGTATGTTGATGCCGGTGGTTTCATTTCACAAAAGACCTTGGCTGATAACACGACTTTCACAGACTATGAGAAAGAAAGTGCTAGATTGCAGAATGAGTCAGCAACAAGTGACTTCGAGAGGGCGCTAAATGAACAAGGAACATCAGAAGCTTTATGAGGCTGAGAGGAAATTCCAATCTGACTTAATGAAGCGTGATTTAAATCGTGAGCAATTACTGCATGAGTTATACACAGAGTCGTACAATCGTATTCAAAAGAAGATTGATGATAACTATATCCGCTATGCCACTAAAGAAGGTCTATCCATGGCAGAGGTCAGAAAGATGGCCGATGCAATGGACGTTAAAAAGTTTAATGACCGTGCTGCAAAGGCTGTCCGAGAAAGAGATTTTAGTCAAGAAACTAATAAGTTTTTAAAACTCTATAACCTTAAAGAAAGAGTTTCTAGACTTGAAGTGCTTAAAGCTGAACTAGCGCTGGAAATTCAAGACTTACATGCCAATGCTTTTGATTTGATGGACAAGGAGCGCAGAGATGAGCAAGAAAAGCTTATTGAACATCTTAAAGAACAATCAGGTGTCTTACGTATTTCAGGTAGCAACATCGCAATGCAGATGGATAAAATCCTCAACGCGGACTTCTATGGTCAGTCATTTGCTGAGTCTGTTTGGGGCAAAAATGGCTTGCATGGCCAAATGCAGAAAGATGTATTTGCCTCCTTAAATCGAATTTACACGGATATGGACGGATATAAGAAAGAGCGGACCTATTTATCCAAGAAGTATGATACATCGCTTAGCAATGCTGATAGGTTGCTCAAGACGGAGATCAGCCGTATTCAATCACAATCAGCTGAACGTATCGCAAAAGAAAACGGATTTACTCATTATATCTATGTAGCAGAGCCTGGAGCGTGTGAGAGGTGTAAACCTTTTGATAGTGTAGCGATACCGATTGACGAATTAAAGCAAGGTGTAAACTTAGCTCCACTTCATCCAAGATGTCGGTGCAGTGGCTATTATCAAATCAAAACTAAAATAAATGATTTAAGTGAATTTCAAGAATGGAGTGACTAATGGATAAAGTTAAAATAGGCGGAATTGTATATTCGGTTGAAATTAAAGAAGATTTAGTTGGCCATACCGGAAATTGGGGCGAGACAAACCTCAAGAAAACGACGATTGTTTTAGACTCCAATATGAGTAAGCAAAGAACTGACCAGACTCTAGTCCATGAAATTGTACATGGGATATTTGAAGAAGCTGGATTTGAACAAGACGAAGATAAAGTAAATCGTTTAGGAATTGTTCTCTATCAAGTGCTTAAGGATAATGATTTCAGCTTTTTACGTGATGAAAGGATAATCAATACTAAAGATGGTCCATATGTTGTCGATTAACAGCTGTTAAATGAATCTCGAAAAGTTATTCATGGAAGATTATCCGGAAGATTTAGAAGGTGAAATATTATGAAACGATTGAAAGTTTTAAAACTTTATCTTAAACAACAAATTAGGCACTCTCCGTCTCAGTTTGCTATTCATGGAAAAATATCTTTAAAAAATGTTATCCAAGGCAGAACACAAGCTGATGACTTTAAAGAAAAAATGTACAAGGCAGTTCATAAAAAGACGCTATATGTTTGGTAATGATTTAAGTGAGTTTAAAACTAAATAGAAAGGAGATTGTCGTGAAACTTGGAGATAAAACAGTAACTGTAAAAAATAACTTAGATGAACTGATTAACCTTTTGTGCGAAGCAAAAGAAGTACTTCAAAAAATCAACGAATTTGAAATAGAAGTTGAAGTTGTTCAAGAAAAAGAATAGGTAGGTGATCCAATATCTTGACTGGTAGGAATAGACTACTAAAGGAGTTGACATGAGTAATCAAGATGGTATACCAATCTTAGAAAGAATTGTATTTATTTATAAATACCATAAATATTTTTACGATTCTAAATGTTACATAAACATTTTAATGGGTAACCCAGTTACATTAGCACTCGTTAAAGTGAGAGCCAAAAACGGGATAACTGGAAAAGAATCTTAGACCTTAACAGGTCTTTTTATTATGTCCAAACCGTGCCTGATTGACATTAAAAGCTGCATGAGTTCGTGGGGGTTGCACGTAAAAGCGTAGAAAGGAAATTTTTAATATGTCAGAAGAACAAATCAAGACTGAGCAAGTCGACACTCAGCAACAAGAAGAAGTTAAAACAGTATCAGTTGCAGAAATGCAACGACGCTTAGCTCAAGCAGAGGAAAGACACAAAGCTGAAACAGAGACATTAATCTCTAAGGCTTTAGAAAAGTACAAAGCTGAAAACGAGTTAAAAGGCGAAGAATTAGAGGAATATCGAAGACAAGAAGCAGAACGTGAGAAACAAGCCTTGTTAGATGAAATCAATGATCTAAAAAAAGATAAGACACACAAAGAGCTCACAGATGAAGCTATCAAGACACTTGGAAATCGCAGTTTGCCAGTTAACGATAAGACTCTAGCATTTGTTGTCAAAGATACTGCGGACGACACATTAAAAGCTATTGATGATCTTGAATCAATTATCAATGACATCAAAAACCAATACACACAATCAGAGCCACCTATAACCTCTAATTCAATTGGTTCAGGAAGCTCTGGTCAATCTCGTGCGGATATTTTCCGTAATGCAAATATTAGAAATAAAAAATAGGAGAATCTAAATGACAGTACAAACTTTTAACCCTGAACACGTTCTTGTCTCTCAAATGAAAGACGGTACACTTTTACCTGAGATGACAGATGCGGTAATGGCTGAAGTCGCTCAAACATCAGCAGTAATGCAACTTGGTAAGTATGTTGAAATGGATGGCAAGCAAGAAGTAACTACATCTGTTCAGACTGACGGAATCTCAGCTTACTGGGTAAATGAAACAGAAAAAATCAAGACTGATAAACCTGAATTTGTACCAGTGAAATTACGTTCACACAAACTTGGTATCATCTTACTTGCGTCTCGTGAAGCATTAACCTACACTTGGTCTCGTTTCTTTGAAGACATGAAACCTCAAATTGTTGAAGCTTTCCAAAAGAAAATTGATGAAGCTGGTATTTTGGGACTTAATACTCCGTTTGCTAACTCAGTTGATAAAGCTGCAACGACTGCTGGTAATGTAGTCACTGGTGCAATTGACTATGCAAATGTATTGAAACTTGAAGATGAATTATTTGAATTCGATGTTGAACCAAACGGTATCATTTCAAAAGTTCAAAACCGTACGGCATTGCGTGAAGCTCGTGATGGCAATAAAGTGTCAATCTTTGAATCTGGAGCAAACACAGTCGACGGTATTCAAGTTGTTGACCTTAAATCTAAAGACATGGCTAAAGGTACTCTTTACGCTGGTGACTTTGACCATCTTATTTATGGTGTACCTTATAACATCACTTACAAGATTTCTGAAGAAGGTCAAATTTCTACTGTGTTGAATGAAGATGGTACCCCAATCAACTTGTTTGAACAAGAAATGATCGCGCTACGTGCAACAATGGATGTCGCGGTAATGGTTACTAAAGATGGAGCGTTTGCTAAATTAGCAGCAACAGTTCCTGCTGGATAATTTAAGGGGGCTATAAATGGCACAATTTAAATCTAATATGACTTTCAAAGGCATCAAAGAGGAAAAAGAATTTCCTCAAGGGGTGCCTTTTGAAATGACTATCAAGCGTGCTGAAGAAGTTGAGAAGAATATCCAAAAGGATTTTCCTGACTTTAAATTGACACGTCTTGATGATAAGGAGTAATGGATGGCAGATGATACTCAACGACTTAACAAAATTTTTAGACGCTTGGGTATTGCTTTAGATGATACTCAAGAAAAAGATTTGATAAATGATTTGATTGAGGATGCAGAAAGCTATTTTAAAACATTGACCGGTCAATCAGAGGTTGATGCTAAGTACAACTTCATGATTGAAAATACAGTCTACAAAATGTATGGTCGCAAAGGTTCAGAGGCCGTCAAGTCTGAATCAGTTGATGGTTACTCGGTAACTTTCGATGATTGGGATAGTTATTTCAAGCCTTATATGGCTATTCTTGATAAAGACTTTGGGCTTAACGGTTCGTATCGAGAAAAAGGTAAGGTGGTGTTCTTATGAAAACACCACACAGAATAGAGTTATTTCGTGGAGAAACAACTCAGTCCTACGATCCTTTGACTGATACATACACCGAGACAAAAGGCGAGTCAGTCATTGTCCCTTGTTTAGTGAACTTCATTTCACAAGCTAAGGTATTTCAAGAGTATGGCAACAGAACTGACAAAGTGATGATTTGTCGCTTTATGCAAGAGCAAAAACCATTCTCTAAAGCTTATTTTGTTGATCATAATAATCCGGTGAATACTGGTTATTATGAGCCTTTAGATGCTATAGATGCACCGATTAAAGGAGCAGTCAGGTTGAAAGAGGTACAGAATGGCTGATATTGAATGGCATGGACTCGAACAAATGGAGATAGCTCTTGGAAAAGCTGCAGAACGTCATAAAGATGAAATAGAAGCGTCTTTAAAGAACCATACTGAAAGGTTAAAGAAAGAGGCAATCGCCAAGGCCCCAGATGATACTGGTTTCCTGAAAGAACAAATCACAACATCTTACGGAAATATGGAAGGTACTGTCACAGATGGTGCCTCTTATGCCGGATATCAAGAATATGGCACTCGTTTTCAACCAGGGACGCCTCATATGCGACCTGCCTTTGAGATTGAGTCAAAAGCTTTCGAGCAAGACGTCAAAAAGATTATGAAAGGACTGTTTTAAATGACACCAACGCATGCAATATTTAGACAGTCTTTTCTAGTCTGTCAATCAGTAACAAAAAACACATTTGATTTTTTACCAGATGCACAAACGAAATATCCATTTGTTTATGTTGGTGAACAACAGGACTTGCCAACTGAAAACTTCGATATGTTCGGAGAATGCACTCAAACAATCCACATTTACGCCCTGAGAACGCAAAGAGGAGAGATAGACAAATTATCAAGCTCAATTCTAACCGGTCTTAGAAAGCAAAATATAGCGTTTGATTACAATGTATCTTTTAAAAATCATAACTATCAAATTATTCCAGACAATACGGATGTTCAACCATTGCTACACGCAATTATTGATATCCGTTTTTCTTATGTAAAAAAGGAGAAATAATACATGGCAACAGCTATTAATGGTAAAGATTTACTAGCATTCTTCCGTCGTTTTGCAGACAAAGCGACCGTTGATGCTCGTCGTAATCGATTCCAAACTGAGCATACTGTCTCAGCAGAAAAAGAAACTAACTCAACTACTACTAAAGATGGTAATTTGAACTCAATCGCAGACGGCGAAAGCACTGCAGAATTCACTTCAATTGCATATCGTGAAGAAGGTGCAGATATCATCGCACTTTGGAAAGAGATGCGTAAATGGTTCCGCAATAACGAACTTGTAGAATTTTGGCAAGTTGACTTAGGTTCTCGTCGTAATGTTGACGGTGAAGATATCTTTGATGTCGATTATTACCAAGGTCGCTTTACTTCATTTGAATTAAGCGCACCGGCAGATGATCTAGTTGAATTATCATTTGAATTTGCAATTGACGGAAAAGGTATTGAAGATCACACTGACACATTAACTGCAGATCAATTAGCAGCTATTGAATCAGGTATGTATGACTACGAAACTTTAGCTGCAACTGGTGGAGCTACACCAACTACTCCATTAACTAACACTTTATACACTCCGGTGGCGAAAGACGTTAACACTACTGTTGATGTTGTGCCGAACGCTAAAGATGCTATTGAAAATAGTGCTACTCTTCCAGCTGATGCAGTTTACTCTTGGGTAACTGAACCGGTTGTATCAGCACCGGCAACTGTTCAAGCCGATGTTAAAGTAACATACGCAGACGCTTCATCAGACACAGTAACGGTTAACGTAATCGTTGCCTAATAACAACACTAAGCTAGGTATTAACCTAGCTTTTTATTTTTAAGGAGAATAAACATGCAATTTTTAATCGGTAAAAAAGAACATACTTTGGATTTTGGTCTTGGTTTTGGTCGTGAGTTAAATAAACATTACTTCCAAAATATTGAAGGAAATATCTTATACGACGGCGTAGAACGTACGGTCATGAATTTGCTATCACAAGACTTCGTAACAATCATTGACACAATCAAATTCGCTATGCCTGCTAAAGTTTCAGAAAACTTAATCGCAGACGCAGTAAATCTTTACGCAGAAGAAAAAGGCGGTCTCAAACCACTTTGTGATGAGTTGATTGAGGGTTTAAAGACGGGGGTTTCTACCAAAGCGAAAGTAGTTCCAATGATGGTGGAAATCGAAAAAGCGATGAAAGAGGCAGAGTCCAAGAAGTAGGCTATCAATACACCTATGAAGATTGTATGGCTATTCTCATCGGTCGGCATGGGCTGACATACGAACAAGCGTATCGGACTACTTTAGATCAATTCAAACTTTATCAAAAAGCTTATGAAGTGAAAGTTGAAGACGAATCATATTTGCAAGCCATCGGTGCTTGGTACAGTCAAACCGTTCAAGCGACCACTGGTAAAGGTAAAAACGTTAAGCCTAAATTCAAGAAATTTGATGAATTTTATGATCATAACAAAGAATTTGAAAAAGTATTTAACGAAGAACTTCGAAATGAAAAAGTAAATCGTCGTAATCGTATGTTAGAGGCCAACCGAAGATATAACAAGAAAGGTGGTAATTAATGGCATCAACAACATTTGATGTTAAAGCCATTCTAAAAGCCGATTCTAACCAGTTTAAGAGTGGAATCAATCAAGCTAAAAGCGCGTTAAGTGGTCTTAAATCTTCCACATCAAAAATGGGTAGCGTTTTTAAGAGTGTTTTAGGTGCTAATTTAGTTGCCGGTGGCATTTCAAAAGCCATTTCCTCAATCGGTAGTGGTATCGGTGGAATGGTCACAGAGCTAAATGCATCAAAAAAAGCTTGGGATAGTTTCAATGGCAACATGCAGATTTTGGGTAAGTCAGATAGTGAGATTTCCGATGCAAGAAAGGCGATGCAGGCTTATGCTGCAACGACTATTTATAGTGCTTCAGATATGGCTTCTACCTATGCCCAATTAGCTGCAGTTGGTGTTAAAGACACTGGAAGACTTGTTAAGGGCATGGGTGGTTTGGCAGCTGCGTCAGAAAACCCAAAGCAAGCTATGAAAACATTGAGTCAACAAATGACTCAAATGGCATCCAAACCTACAGTAGCTTGGCAAGATTACAAGCTTATGCTTGAACAATCGCCTGCTGGTATGGCTGCGGTCGCTAAAAAAATGGGCATGTCCATGTCGGAAATGCAGAAAGCCATTCAAGGCGGTACTCTTTCAACAGAGGACTTTATGAAAGCAGTAGCAGATGTTGGTAACTCAAAAGGTTTCCAAAAAATGGCTACAAACTTCAAAACTGTTGGTGAAGCAGTCGACGGAATGAAAGAGGGTTTAGCCAACAAGCTTCAACCGGCATTTGCTGAGTTAACCAAATTTGGCATAAAAGCAGTAGAATCTATCAGTAAATCACTAAACGGTATTAATTTTAGTGGTCTAGCCGGAAAGCTAAAAAGCATTCTCGGCGGAATAAACATTGACTCTATTGTCTCAAAGGTAGGCAGTGCATTATCACAAATAGGCCAATTTATTGGTAAGTTTTCAGATACTGGTGTGTTTAGCGCTTTAGGTGGTGCTATTAAATCAGTAGGGGGCGCATTTGGAAATCTAGCTACTGCAATTAGCGGTGGCAAAGGAGACTGGACTGATTTAGGAACAACTATCGGTAACTTTATAAAAACACTAGCAAAAGGTGTGAAAGCAGTAGGCGATTTCATTGGGAAAATGGACCCCGCAAGATTGCAATCGTGGGGATTGACCCTAACTTCTCTTATCGCCGGTTTCAAAATTTGGAGCGCATTGACTGGAAAAAACCCGATTGCAAAATTTTTAAGTAAAGTCACTGGAGGTTTAGGTGGAGCAAAGAAAGCCACATCTTCTTTTAGCGACATCATTAAAAGTACCTTCTCAGGTTTATCTAATGTAGTTAAGTCAACCGGAACAGCTATCGCAACTGCAGCAAAAGGAATCGGAACAGGACTTGCCACTGCATTTACTGCCTTAGGTAATGCAATACGTATGGTTCCTCCAACGACTTTTCTTGCATTATCTGTCGCTATTTTAGCTACTGGGGTAGCTGTTTATATTGCGGCACAAGGTTTTAGTGTTATGGCTGACGCTGCTATTAGACTTGGTAAAGCTGGGTTTGGTGCTCAATTAGTATTTGTCGCTATGATAGCTGGTCTTGTAGGACTTGTTGCAGTAATTGGTATCTTTGGTGCCGGTTTAACAGCAGGTGCGGTAGGTATGCTTGCTTTTGGAGCGGCCGCTATCATGGTTGGTATAGCTATTGCGATTATCGCTACACAAGCGGATGGTGTCGCAACCATAATCCATGCTATTGCAGACGCATTCTCAATAGTTGCCGGAGCAGTGGCATCCGCTGTTGCAACAATATTAGGTGCGATAGCTCCATTGTTACCAGGAATTGCAATGATCATTACTGCAATTGCACCAATTGCTATGCAGTTTATCCAGCTATTCCAAGCAATGGTGCAACAGATAGCACCGATTATCACATCAATCGGAACTTTATTCCAATCTTTTGGTCAAATGATTCAAAGTGTACTGACTGGTGCATCAACTGTTATTACATCATTCGGAAATACAGTCTCATCTATTCTAAACAGTGTTGCTAATATTTTTACATCAATGGGTAATGCAGCATTAAATGCAGGTCGAGGTGTCAAATTAATGGCACAAGGATTGCAGATATTAACCAATCTGCCGCTTGGTGATCTAACCGGAACATTGACAGTAGTAGCGACTGGTTTAACTGCGATTGCAAACTCTGGTATTGCAGAAGCTGGACCAGGCATGATGGTCGCTGGACAAGCGTTATCTATGATTGCGACAAGCGCAATGATGGCACAGAGTGCATTAACTGCATTACCATCGGTCATCACAGTGTTCACAACCTCACTTACTACACTGCCAACTCAGCTGACAACTGCACAGACTGCATTAACAACATTTGCTACAAGTGCGGTAGCATCTCTTGCTGGTCTAGCAACTGCAGGTGCAATGATTATGGCATTTGGGACACAGTTAACAACTATTGTTTCATCAACCGCAACAGCAAATGCTGGGTTATCATCATTCAATGCACAAGCTAACGCAGCCGGAAGTACTTTATCTCGATTAGGTAGTTTTGCAACAACAGCAAGCTCACAAATTACAGCTCTAGGCTCTTCGATTTCAAGCTCAATGTCAAACGCATCATCGGCCGTTTTAAGTTCTGGTCAACAGATGACGATTTCAATGCAATCAGCGATGAATCAAATGAACTCGAACGTAAGAAATGGCATGTCAAATATGACAAGTGCTGTCAGAAACGGAACTTCCAATATGGTTTCTGCATTTAGGGCAGGCGGTCAGCAAATGATTTCAACTGCTCAATCTATTATTAACCAAACGGTTAATGCTATCAGAAATGGGTACAGCTCAATGGTATCAGCAGGAGCTTACTTAACGCAGGGTGTTGCGAATGGTATGCAATCCGCTATGGGTTCAGTACGAGCAGCGGCTCAACAAATTATTCAAATCGCTAATCAAGCAGCACAAGCAGCAGCTCAAATCCACAGCCCATCGCGCTTGTTCCGTGACCAGGTCGGTTACTACATCGGTGCAGGTATCGCAGTAGGTATCGAAAAATCTGAATCAGTAGTAGCTAAAAGCATGGGCTTTATCCAAGACTCTGTTAATGCGTTTAAGATTAACACATCATCGTTAACTGGTGGCATGGATATGGCACAGAGTGCTTTGTCAGGCTCTGTATCACTTGGCGGTAACACTACTGTTAGTCATACATTTGACAGCGTAAATGGTGCACTCATGGCTAAGTTAGACGAGTTGATAAGTGCTTATCACGAAGGTTCAAGTGTTTATCTTGACGGTATGGAAATCGCAAGTAATGTAGATGAACGAATTGGAAGTATTCAAGCTCGCAAAGGAAGGAGGAGCCTATGACATTAGAAATCACAGAATTTATTCAATTCGAAGGATTCAATAGCAAAGATTTAGGTCTTTATCTTATCGAGCGAGACGCACCTACCCCAGAAGAAAAAGAAGTTGTCGAAAATATTCCATTTATGCAAGGCGAGATGGACTTTTCGATGCTTCTTGGTGAGCGTGTTTTTTCTAACAGAGAACTCACTTATGTATTTGAAGCGTTTGATTTACCTTACTCGCAAAGGAAGATTTTAGAGAGAACAGTTAAAAAATTAGTGATGCCGAGCGGAAAATCTAATCTATATGATACTCATAACGGGAAATTCTTTTGGTACGGAAAATGTAAGTCTGTAAAAATAGAAGACGATGCAAAATTTGGCACGTTGACTGTTACACTAGTCTTCAATTGCTATCCATTTCTATTTTCTTTCTACGATTACTTTGATGATTATTTTGATGATTTTGACTTAGATACAGAAACTGCTGCTTATACTAAATTTACTATATCAGGAACAACAGAAATTCAACTTTATAACCCTGGAGACTCTGCTGTATCGCCAGAAGTCATAGCATCGTCAGAAATGACAGTTGTTGATGATTTAGGTGTTGTATATACCTTCAAAGCTGGAACATCTGTTGACTATGTCTTAACAATAAAAAAAGGGGTTAACAAACTAACAGTAACAGGCAATGGAACAATTGCGTTTCATTTTAGAACAGAGGTGATGGGATGAGTAATGTTATCAATGGAGGGTACAAAGTACTTTATTATAACGATCATTCAGATACTCAACCAAAAGTTCTACATGATCCGATGGCCTCAAAATCAAATAAATTATCAGGTGGAAAGGTCAACCAAGCTCAAAATATGGTTGACGAATTCACCTTTTTAATTTCTATGCAAAATTCATACTATCAAAAATTAGAAGTTATCAACGGTATAGTAGAAGTTATTAATCTTTTTGATAAAAAAATTGAATTTAGAGGTCGTATATTAGAAATATCCGGCGAAATGTCCTCTGGCGGAGTTTTTCATCAAGAGGTTGTCTGCGAGGGAGTTCTTGGGTATCTCAAAGATATGACTATGATGTATGAGAAAAGACCTAATTTAGGCCCTGGAGAGTATCTCGAGCACCTTATCTCTTTTCACAACGCTCGTGTTGAACCACACAAGCAGTTCAAGCTTGGCAATGTCAATGTTACAAAGAAAAACGACGCTCCATATTTATTCTTTACATTCGAAACTGGGTGGGATGCACTTAAAGAACGATTAATTGCCAAGTTTGGCGGATATATTATTTTAAGAGCTGAACCTGATGGTAACTATATAGATTACTTAGAATCAGTAGGAACACATAAAAAAACACCTATCCAACTAGGCAGAAACATCAAATCATCTACTAGAAACATCTCCCTAGCTGACATGATGACTCAGATAGTACCTGTCGGAGGAGATATCCAAAATGATTCAACAAATAATGATGAGATAAGAAATCAGTTGACGATACAGAGTGTAAATCCTAACGGAACTATGCATCTTGATGACCAACAGTTGATTGATAAATTTGGCGTAATTAGAAAAGTTGTAACATGGTCTGAAATTACTGATACGAACATTCTCATTGCTAGGGGGCAACAATATCTTGACAACCAAAGAGTGGCACTAGCCAATTGGACGGTGTCCGTTGTTGATAGGTCATTGATTGATGGAAATTATGAAAAATTTGAGTTAAATAATTATCATCCAATCATTAATGCTCCTTTATCTGGTATTGAAGAACTACAAATTATTGAAAAAGAAATTGATATTTTAAATCCGCAATCAGTTGAATTGACAATTGGCGCAGATAGATTAACACTGTCAAGTTTCCAATTGCAACAACAAGCAGCTCAAAAATCTATGGAGAAAGTAATGGCAGAACAACAGTCCCAACAAAATTTAGCAAACCAACTATCATTATTAAAATCAAATTTAGCAAACTATCAGGCTCAATCTGATTCGTACGCTGTTGAGATTGAGTCTCTAACAAATCAGATTAATGCACTAAATCCTGACACAGATGCTCAGTTAATTAAGGATTTAACTTCGCAAAAACAAATTGCTATAGATAAAAAAGCAATTTACGACCAAAATATATTGACAACAAAACAACAAATTATAGATTTAGGAGGGGCTATTTAATGTCATATGATTTTCAACCTCTAGAAAAAGCAGTGCAAGAAGCTATTGCTATACCTGCATCATATACTGATTTTACAGATGTGAATCCAGACGTGTTGCATGAAATCGCAGAGCTCGAAATCTTCTTGAAAACTAAAGGGAATGGAAGGGCGTTCCGAGAAGCAGTCATTCAATTATTTAAAAGATATATATTAACAGTATCGTCTCAAGGCAATGCTAATATGGAAGTTTCTGCAGCTCGTGGCATTTTCACTAATTTAAAAGAGAGATTAGATAATCTCGATCTAAACGATGATGAATTGGAAGACGCAATCGAGTTGTTAAAAACTCAATTTAGTACGCTAGTAGCCTCATCTGGAAGTGGTTCATCTAGTGAAGTAACAGATATTCGTGTCGCTTACGACAATGCAATTTATCCAACGGCAGGCGACGCTGTACGAAAACAATTTACGCAAATGGACGACAAAATTTCGTTGCTCAACGGTACGATTGATACAGCTATTGACGCAGGTATTGCTAAATACGATTACGGAATTACAAATATCTCGACTATTGATACATCAACGATGGCGTCAACAATCAATGGTCCTGCACAAGCATATGAAAGTAAATTCGTTTTTACAGAGGATATGCTTGTAACTGGAATCACAATAGATAGTAGAATCACATCAACATCATTCTCTATCTTTGTTTTGGATTCAACAAAGAAAGTTATTGATTCAATTTTGAACTATAACCCAACGATTTCTAGTAATCGTTTTTCTTTATCAAGAAACTTAGAAGTCCCCAAAGGCGGTCACTTGATGGTTAGGTTCTTAAATGGTGCATTATTCTATGATCGCTTATCAACAAATGACTATATTGAATATCGACAAGGAGACGGTACTGTTGTAGCATCACCAATCGTTGCAGCTTACAACGTTGAGTATAAGAAGAAAGTCATCACTTTCAACACAGATGCTTTAAGTACCGACCAAGTATTAACGCTTTCCGATTATATACTTCCAAAATTTGAGGAAATTTCTGGCGAGTATTATTTGCAAGGAAGATGGTTTAAGAAGTCTGACGGAACAACGACTTATGATGCAACCAATAATCAGGGTTCGTTAATCTATACAAAGGTTTCAGGTGCAACAACACTAACCATAAATCTCAAACCATTTACAACACCGAATAACCCATATTTCTACGCTTATTCTATCGATGGTGGACCATTTATCAGAAAACAATTTTCAGATAATGTCGTAAACTTGCCAAATACAAATGAACATATTGTCCAAATTGTCATTGATGGTGTCGGAGAAAATGATCCCGTTGGTGGTGGCAAATGGACTGGGCAGTTAGGTATCTACTTAACTGGTCTTACAGTTGATGCAGGAACCATTAAAGCAATTAAGCCACTGAACCGTAAAGCTATTTTTATAGGTGATTCTATAACTGAAGGTATCAACGTATTAACAACAGGAGCAATTGGGGCGTCAAATAGCGCTAGCAATAACTATGCTTTTCAGGCTAGTAAAAACCTAAATACGGTTCCATACATGATTGGTTATGGTGGTACAGGCGTTACTAATAACGCATCTTTCCACAAGGCAATTGACGCAGTTAATTATTTTTATAATGGTGTTCAATCTGATACACCAAAAATTGATTATATTGTTATGGCTCATGGATTTAATGACAACACTCTAATCAATAACGGAACCGTAACAGTCGACCAATTTAAAGCAGCATATAACGAGGTCTTGGATAGACTTGCTATCAAGTATTCAGGTTCGCCAATTTTCTGCGTTGTACCGTTTGGCGCTCAAGCTCTAAAACCTCATATTGAGTCATGTATTGCTTCAAGGCCATACTGTTATCTTGTTTCATCTGCTGGTTGGACCATATCAACAACTGACGGCGTTCATCCTGACAGCGCTGGATCAAAAGTATTGGGTAAAAACATTGCAACTGAAATCGAAAAGATTCTCACAAAACAATATTTTATGAATTGATAAAGGAGGTAATATGGGTATTTTTTTTGATAATTTAGCAGATTTAGCAAGTGTTGTCGCATCAATTACGGTCATTTTTGGTTTTTTAATAGCTATTTATAAGTTTTTGGTTGTTGAGCCTGACAATCGAATGGCTCAAAAAATAAACGATCAAAATAATAGAGCGCTAAGAGAGACAGTAGAGCCTTTAACCGAACAAATTAAGTTGTTAAATATTACTCTTGATTTGACAAAACAACAATCAGACGAAGTCAAAAAAGAGGTCGTAAATCACGACAGTCGACTTGATAACCATGAAACTCGAATTACTGTGCTAGAGAAAAGAGGTTAAAAAATGAAAATAAACTGGAAACTACGTCTACAAAATAAAACATTCTGGGCAACATTAATTCCATTACTTGTGATTTTGTTACAACAGTTAGGACTTGATTTTGTGCCAGAAAATTGGCAAGAAATTTTTGCTACTATCATGTCAATTTTATTGTTAGTTGGTGTCATTAATGACCCTACGACAGAAGGCATTAGTGATAGTGATCAAGCTCTAACATACAATGAGCCTAAAGGGAGATAAATTATGACAGATAGTATATTAGAAATGCGTAGATTACAATCAATTCCTGTTAGATATGATATGGGAGACAGGTACGGAAATGATGCTGATAGAGATGGCAGGATTGAGATGGACTGCTCATCTGCCGTCTCTAAAGCGCTGGGCATCAGCATGAATAACAATACAGAGACATTGCAACAAACATTGCCTGCGATTGGATATGGTAAAATCCATGATGCTGTTGACGGCACATTTGATATGCAAGCTTATGATGTTATCATTTGGGCGCCTCGTGACGGATCTAGCTCTCTTGGCTCATTCGGTCACGTACTTATTGCGACAAGTCCAACAACTGTTATCCACTGTAATTATGGTATGGATGGAATAACCGAAAATGACTATAATTATAGTTGGGAAATTAATGGTCGACCTCGAGAAATTGTATTTAGAAAAGGCGCTACTCAATCTCAAATAACAGCTACATCTCAATTTGATATAGAGCTTGATGTCAATGCGAGATTAACAGTATCCGATAAGCCATACTATGAAGCGACTTTATCCGAAGATTATTATGTTGAAGCTGGTCCACGTATAGACAGTCAAGATAAAGAATTAATCAAAGCAGGAACTCGTGTAAGAGTTTACGAAAAACTAAACGGTTGGGCACGAATTAATCATCCGGAATCAGCTCAATGGGTAGAAGATAGCTATCTTATTGATGCGACAGAAATGTAAAAAATCACCGCTTGGGAAAATACCCGAGCGGTGATTTTTTGTTTGTTTAAAAGATTTCGTTAAATGTCTTCATTTCCCGCAAAGCAATTTCAACAGACATTTCTTGAACTGTGTCACCTTCTGCAACATCATCGAGACTGACATAATATCCCAAAATTGGAGCAAATCCAAGTCTTTCATCGAACGCATCTCTAAGAACATAAATTTTATCGCTTACATTACCATCTTCAATATCATCTTCAAGATTAGCTATGATGTTTTCATAATCATAGCTGAACTTGTAATTACCTTCATCAATCCATTTCTGAACCTTCATGACAGTTTCAAGTGGCAATTTCTCGAAGTTTTCTTCTCCTTTATTTCGCAATTGTGAAATTGCTTGTCTACTAATTCCGATTCCGCTTTTTTCCAAAAAGTAGCCAGTTAGTGCCGTATTGTAAAGCACTAACTTGACTTGTTCTGTTTTAATTATCATCTTTTCTCCTATTTTTTGTAGATGCCGTCAACTGTTCCGTCAGCATTATATTTCAAAAGTCTATAATTTTCAACTTTATGTCCAGCGTCAACCGTTGCAATTAAAATTTCATTTGCTGATAAGTTTATCAACATTTGATTTGCTGAGATTGGAACCGCTGGTTTTCTCATTGTCTCTGATGAGATTTTTTTAACTTGTCCATTCTCTTCCAGGATGTGAACTAATTCCCAAATTGGGTTATAGTCTTTGTTAGCCATTGTGATGATTTCTTGTTTTTTCATTTTTCGTTACCTCGTTTATCTTTATTATGCGTTTTCCCAGATTTTTTCTGAGATGTAAACTGTTGTTAATGAACCAAATTCAGTGATTACTTCAATGCCGTAGTAAGCACCATTTTTGTGGCAAACTTCTTTAAATTCAACTTCTTTCGCAGTGTCCAAAACTTGAACCAAACCAGATTTACCTTTTTGTCTCATCTTTCCTTCAACCGCTCTCCATTGATTTAATGTGTAAGTTTCGTTCATTTTGTTTTTCCTCGTTTCCTTTATCTTTATGATTATATTATAGCGTAAATAGGTATTGACGTCAATAGGTATTTACTAAAAAAATAAACTTTTTTTAAATTTTTTTATGCTATAATGAAAGCCATGAACTACTTGAAAAAATTCGATGATTTTCCAGACTTTAATTATTTCAGTCGCAATTATAGACAATTCGAGAGTGATTTCCACGAGCTGTCAGCGTTAAAAGAACCACTAACTTTTCTGACAGATGACATTCGTGCAACCATGCGAGCTACTGGTGACACATTTTTTATACTTGATGCTAGCAACTGCAAGGAAATGGTCAAAATTAGATTTGATTTTGAACTAAAAGATAACATCTATACTTATAAAGGTTACGTCCGTTTAAATGGAAAATATGAATAATTGCTGTTAAAAAGGACTTTAAATATACAAATACAGATCATGTTCTGGCGAATAGCCAACGTAGATATAATTGCAGAGAGACAGAAAAAATTCGTCGCATTCACAGTCTCTGGTTATTATTGTCACATAACCAGAATAGATTTTCATTATTTTGATTTGTTTCCTCTCTGTTAATAACTCGCCAACTTTGTTGATCATTTTTACTCCACGGTCTTCAATTTTTATGTCCAT